ACAACCTGCAATACCCCACCAGTATTCTGCAGAATCTTCTTGCCAGTAAGGTCTTGTACCTCGTCTACTTTAATTATACTCATGCGAGGTCTCCGTGAATTGCACAGCACAAGATGCCGGGGTCTTCGCCAACAGGTGAAGTATCATGGTCAACGTGAAATGTGCGAGGCGTATAGGACGAAGTTGTGGGGTCTGAACTGTATTGTTGAGCCACAAAAACAACGTCATTGGTTGCATCTCGTTGAACCGTAAAATTATAGGCATAATTTGCATTGCTCATGGCGTTTGTAAGATTAGGTGTATGCCGCCCTGTACCCCCATCTGTTATAGACGAGGTATTGAAACTGTCATTTGCAGCAGGTGTGCCTGTGCCTGTGATGTTTACCCACTGTTTCGCAGCGTGTTGCTTAGTCAGCGTAGCCGCACCGCCGCTGGTGCTTTGGATGGTATCTGCCTTCAACGTACTCATAGCGTCACCAATGTCCCGCCGCTTTCAACGGTCAGGGTCACGCCACTGTCTACAGTGAACGGGCCTGTCACGTTTGCGTTCTCAGTTGCAAGGATGGTTGTGTCGGCAGTCAGGTTCTGTGCGTTGGTACGGAACAGGCCACCACCCTTGAAGTTACCCTTGTTCTCAGCAGGAGGTGTGATTGAACCAGCAGTGAGGTCAAGGAAGTTTACGAAGATGTTGCTCGTGCCGCTAGATGGTGCGGCAGTGAAGGTGAGGGTAGTGCCATCAGGGATTGTGTACGCAGATGCCGCATCTTGAATGACACCATCCACAGACACCAACACCGACTGTTTGTCAGCAACGGTACGGTTCAGGGTAAACGTAGTCGTAGACCCGTCACCGTTAAACTGCTGGACAGCCGGTGTGGAAAGATATGCGATAGCAGGTGCGTTACCCTGATAGGATGCCATTACCTACTCCCCTTACGTAATATCAAGATGGCTAAGAACCACGTCAGCAGACGAGGCAGTGTCGGACTTGACTTTGATTACATCACCCGGCTCAAGAACAACTTTCTGGTCGCCACCAACCACGACAAGCGAACCACCTACAGGTACAGGTGCTGCTTTCACGAGGTATACTGCGTCCTCTGCACCACTGGTACGTCCACTTGCATCAAGCTGTACATCTACAGTAATCTGAGATGTTACAATGTTTGAGATGGAAAGACCAATGATTGTTGTTTCTGTAGAAGCCGGACAAGTAAATACAGTAGTAAGTGATGTACCTACCCCTGTGTCCGTTTCACTTAGAAAAGCGTTTGCCATTTCTTACTCCAATTATGTGTATAATTATACCATACTTATACTTGTTTGTCAAGCATTATTTAGCCAAGTGCAATAGCAAATGCCAGTGCTGATGGGTCAGTCTCTGTTACATTCTGGAAGGACAGTGTACCAGAACCATTAGTTGTCAGTACCTGATTGGCTGAACCATCCGAAGATGGGTATACCAGACCCTGAATAGTAACATTGCTGTCCACTACAATGCGGTCAGTATTAGCCGACTGCAGTTTCAGGCTACCTGTACCTGCGTCATTGATACGGCTATTTACAGAGTCGTGATAAATCTCAAGGTCATCGCCCGTACCCATCTTAATCTTATTGTTGTCGGCCATGTCAAGGTCGTCATTAAGATTAAGCGTACCCTCTAGTGTAGAGGCATTTTGTACCTGCAGGGTAGAGAACTGTGCAGTGCTGCGTGTAGTGGCACCGATAGCTGTACCGTCAATATTGCCACCGTCAATGTTTACACTGGTGCTGTCTTGAGTAGCGATTGTACCCAAACCAAGTGATGCACGAGCAACGCCACCCGCTTCTGCTACAAAGTTAGTGCCGTCACCTACAATGATGTTGCCATCTGACGGCGTAAGACCTGCGATATCCGCAAGTTGCGCATCATAGGCTTGGACATCAGTGCCAATGGCAACACCAAGCGTGGTACGGGCCGCTGAAGCATCAGCGTCATCAACCAGACTGCGACCAAAGGCCGTAAAGTCGGTGACTGCGTATGTATCGCTTGCCGTAGTATAAATAACTTTATCGGCTGCGGTAGTGAGGCCAGCAATGGAAGCAAGACCTGCGTCATAGGCTTGGACATCAGAACCAATAGATACTCCCAAAGATGCACGTGCAGTGCCGCCAGACTCAGCTACAAAATTAGTACCGTCACCAACGATGATGTTACCATCAGTTACAGCAAGGCCAGCTACATCCTGAAGCTGCTGGTCAAGCCGTGCATTATCTACAGTACCAGTAAGTTGAGAGGCGTCAATGCTCTTGTTAGTCAGCGTCTGTGTGCCAGTAAGTGTAGCTACAGTGCTGTCGATTGCTACAGTCAGTGTGTTACCGGAACCAGAAGTATCAATACCAGTACCACCAGCAATGTCAAGAGTTTCACTGTCAAGGTCAATGCTTAATGCGCCACCGCTGTCTCCCTGAAAATCAAGGTCTTGTGCAGTTACCTGACTATCTACGTAGGCTTTAATTGACTGTTGGGTTGCAAGATGAGTGGCACTGTCTGATGCCATATTGTCTTCATCTTTAATGGAAGTTCCACTTATTGTACCATTCAGCACAGGGGCTGTCAAGGTTTTATTTGTAAGTGTCTGCGTACCTGTCAGAGTAGCTACGGTGCTATCAATATCAACAGTAAGAGTATTACCTGAGCCAGTAGTATCAATGCCTGTGCCGCCAGCAATCGTGAGACTCTCGCTGTCAAGGTCGATAGACAATGCTCCACCGGAGTCGCCTTGGAAGTCGAGGTCTTGTGCTGTGACTTGCGCATCCACATAAGCCTTGATAGACTGCTGTGTAGCCAGCGCAGTAGCACTGTCAGACGATAGGGTGTCTTCATCAAGAATGTCCGTTACTGTTGTAGTCGGCATTGCAATGCTGTCTACATAAGCAACACCATCAAGGTACAGGTCTTTGAACTCTTTTGTTGTAGAACCAAGGTCGATGTCATTATCTGTGGTCGGCTCAATGACGCCATCCTTGATAATGAACTGCTCAGTTGAAGTGCCTGATACATCAATGCTGACTTCGACTTGATTGTTGGTGTCGTCAACTACGACTTTGTTCTTTGGTGTGGTAACGCCGGGGTCGCCAATCAGTCCAATGACCGGGCCTTCGGCTGCAGTACCATCGTGTTTGTGACCTGTCGTATTACTAAATACGTTTACAATCTGGTCAAATTCGTCGTTACTGTCGGCAGCATTGATAATGTCACCATCAGTATAGGTTGACTGTCTAGTATAACCTGCCATTAGCGTCTTGCTCCTGCATCAAATTCCAACTGAAAGCCTTTCAGCGAATATGGGGCTGATGTACCCCTGTCGTTAACTCGTAGTGCTACAGCAAAGCCTGAACCCTCAATAGGCTGCCGTACCAACGGGTTTGTCTGACCACCATACGTTGCTGTGCCGTATGCCGATGTTCCGTACACAGCGACCACTGTAGCTGTATCAAATGGGTATGCTGCTGGTCGTGCTGCATCAGGTGACTCATAGTCGTATCGTACAAACAAGTCTGCGTTCACTGCGGCTTCCGGTGCGTAGTTAATAATCACACGCTGGAAGTTCTTGCGGATACCTGCGTCACCCATCGACAAGTCGGGTGAACGATACTTGCCAGTAATGACGTTGCCGTCAAAGTCGTTGCCGCTTTCCTGACGATATACGTAGCCGTCATACTCGCCGTGCAATACGATGCTTTCACCTGCATCTACGATAAAGTCTGTGCAGCTAGGGCGAATACCACGAAGGTCTGCAAACTCGTATGCGTCACCCCGCCTTGCTGTTACTACACCTGTTGTGTTACCACGTGTGACAGAACTGTTAGAGAAGAAGATACGATACTGTGTCTTATCTGGGATAATTACGCTGTCAAATTCATCAACGTCAGTAAGACCTTGGAAACGCCGCTGTACAGGTCGGCTAATTGTACCCAACTCAACGTCGCCAATTCTTTCAGTACCTGCAACTGTTCTGAGTCCGTCTGGCCCCAAGAACACGATATC